GTAGGATATACGGCACTAAAAAACATCTCTGCTATATTAGCAGGTACGAAAGCAAACTCATCAAGAAAGATAATGTTGTACGAACCACCTCGAATAGCACTTGAAGATGTTGCAGCCGCCACAATGATTGACTTGTTTTCTAATTCAATGTTACCTTTGTTCCAGTTAATAACTCCTTGTTGCATCCACTTCGGTAGATTTTCATATGCTAACTGTACTCTACTTAAAATATCTCTAGCAGTAGATGATTTGTTTGCTAGAATAGCAATATTAGAATTAGGATTGAAAAGAGCATAATGAAGCAAGTAAGACACAGTAGTTGTAGATTTACCACTTTGTCTAGGTAGTTTACAAATAGTGAAACGGTTGTCATGGATTGTCCTTACAATATGTTTTTGAAAATCATACATTTGAAAAGGCACTAAGCCTTCATCAAGAGATACGATACGAATGTAGGTCTCCATAAAATAGATAGGGTCTTCAGCACACTTTTGATATTCTTGAATTTGTTTTTTAGTAAATTCAATAGGTGTGTTGACCTTTTTAAGATTCGGGTTACCTAGATATGCGTCACTCATTTTAAATTGAATACCATCCTGTTATTATATATTTTTCTTTAGTATTTGAAACTCTGCCTCTATGCATATGTGTCCATGCTGAAGGCCATATTAATGTTAATCCCTTTTCGGCTCTTACTGTCATATTTTGATATAAAAACTCTGTGCCACCATCTGGTACATCATTTAGATAAGTCATAAAAGCAAACAATCTATTCATAGTAACATAGTTTTCAAAATGCCATACTTTATAACCACCACCTATTGGATATTTTTGTATACCAAAATCTTCTTTTATATGAAATCTTTTTTGTGCATGAACACCCTCATACTTATTTTCATATGATTTCAAACAAGCGCCTAGAGAGTCTTTATAATCTGCTACAGGTCCTTCGTGAAAATCTCCAGGAAATTGTAAATCATTTGAGTCTTTTATTTTTTTATCAACTACAATATCTGCTTTATCATTAACATCTCTTTTATTAACAATGCCTGGTTGTGCTTTAGATTTGTGTTCTTCATAAAAATCTACTAAATTATCACAAATCTTAGGGTCAATGTAATATCCACCCATGCAAAAACTAAAAGGTATATCTAATTCTTTTTCAATCATCTAACACTACACCCTCTATGTGAGTGTATCCCATTTTTAAAGCCGCTTGTACTCTTTGACTGCCTCTAAAAACTGAATATTCTTTTTCAGCATATGTAACATTGCCGACACCTTTTCTAGGTGTTTTTGATACTGTGTACTTTCTAACTTCTATGGGGTTTAACAAGTCTTTACCACGAATTAAATCGGGTAACGGCGTCATAGATTTGATATAATGGATTTTACTTAATTCCAGTATTATCTTGTTCGGTACTTGTTTCTGTGCCTTCAATAACTTCATCATCTTTCCTATTTAACATTTTTTGTAGTTCATTAGTAGAACCTACAAATAATGCATTTTTAATATTTGTGTTGGCAGTCTTTGGTAATTCTTTTAAATCTTTTAATTTCTTTTGTAAGTCTTGTAACTTATCAACCGTTCCAGCAACTGTAGTAATCAATTGACCAGCAACCTCATAAGCTCTAGGATGCTGACCCTCTTTTGCAATATCTAATATACCCTCGATTGCTTCATTACCTTTATCAATAAGATTATAGTAATTCTCTCTACTATTTTCATAATCTTGGTCAACATGAGGTTTATCTTCATCTATTTTTCTAGGTACAGGTGCTGGCTGTTCAAATTCTGAAAGAGAAAACTTTTCTTCTTTTTTCTCTATACCTAGAATCTCATTTACATTATCTTCCAATTTTGACATTGTATATTAGCCAGCGTTTCTTAAAGTTGTACCTGTTTCAGCGTCTAATACCCAACCTACTTGAACATTATTTACATCAGCGTGGTCATCTTCTAATTCGACTTTTTTATAACCTGATTTCAATGTTTTTCTTTGAGCATCAGTACCTTCCCAATCTTCAACATAAGGAACCATTGCTCCCGAAACTGCATGATTTCCGTCTGCGTCAAGACCAGGTGTTCTTATAATATTAAAAACATCAACAACTACACCACCTTTAGAGCCTGTAGCTTCGTAACCATCTAACTTGACCATTACTGTTTTTATGTGTGTTGCACTCATAATTTTTCTCCTTTTACCCTATATTTATATTATTAAAATCTGCATTATATGAAATAATCGTTTTGCGAGATTTATTATTTGATTGTGATTTGTGAGCCAACATAGAAGGAAATGTAATTAAATCTCCTTCTTCTAACTCAAATTTATATTCCTGTTTTGTAACATTGTCATAAAATACGGTAGAGTTTTTATTTTCTAACTCTACATAATACACATTTGACAATAAAGTCGTAGGATGTACATGCCAATTATGATAGTCTGTGTCTTGATATTGTTGATACCAATAATTAATTATCCAATATTCTTCAGCATTGTAAAAGTTTTTAATGTTATCATTATATGATTGAATTGTTTTTAAAAATAGGTCACCATAATCTCTAGTATGTTCTTTTGGTAAATAATAATCTGTTTTTTTAATACTTTCAAAATCAGTTGTAACTTTCTTATCAGGCATTTTGGCCATCATAGATAATAAAACATCTTTTATTTGATTATGTTCTTTTATTTTTTGAACAAGAATATATGACTTTATTGGTTTTACATCAATCATGGTAATCTATGTTAATACACATTCTATAATCACTTTTTGTAGGATGACTACTTGTGTGTAAAGTATCTCCGTTAAATAATAATATTCTACCCTTTTTAGGTTTTACTCTACGAACAATCTCTAACTTGTCATTAAATAATATAGTATCACCATCACTATCATTTACATAATATAATGCGACTTTATGAGGTTGATAATTACCATTTTTATTATATAAATCTATGTGTGGTGTATTATGATATACTTCATTATTATCGGTAAATTGAGTTTGTAAGTTTGCTTTTGCTCTGTAAATAAAAATCTTATTAGGCAATCTGTTAATTATATTGTCAACAATATCTGTTTTGTGTGAAACCTTTTTATTTTCGTTATATAAATCATGTGATAATAACAAATATTCTTTAAGATTTTTCATATGAGAATATTTTTTTGTTTGCCATTCAGGACATGTAAAATAAGACCTTGAAAAATACCATTTAAAATCTCTTTCAAGTAATTCTTTTTCTATGTAATCTGCATAGTCTTTATCAACAAAATTATCTAATACTTCAATCATTTGGTATCACCATATTATAGTTTATAATAATTCTGTAATTACTTTTTACAGGATTACTACCAGCATGAAGTATATTACCATTAAACAGAACATATCTACCTCTTTTAGGTGCAACTCTTCTTATTTCATTTTCATTTTCATCAAAAAATATAGTGTCACCATCACAATCATTGACATAATAAATCAATACATGATGAGGCATATCTAAAAAATCTACATGAGGACTATTATGCATATCTGGTTGATTACCAGTATATTGAGTTTGCATATTAGCTTTTGCTCTTATCAGATTTACATTCTTAATATTGTTATGTTTTAAAAATGCGTCTAATACTATATCTGCAATTTTAGTATTATCACTTTGACTTTCTAACTCATAAAAATCATGTACAAACTTTATATAATCTTTTACATTTTTATTATCTTTATATTTTTCTAACACAGTATTAGACAAAGAAACAATATTACCTGCCACATTCCAAGGACATTTATCAAAGTCTTCTTCTATTTGCAATGCAACTTTGTCGTCTAATAAATTATCAAATATTTTAATGTCCGTTGGCTGATACGACATATCTAAATCCTTCAAATTCTTTTTTTTCTACTTCATGTTTTACATAAGCAGGAAAAATACACATTAATCCGTTCACAGGTTTTACTTGATATTTTGAGGTGGGAAAAATAATACTAGGTCCGTTTTCTGGTGGATTAATATAGTATGACATGGACCATAACGCTGGCCAATGGTCATGCAAATTTGCATAATCACCACTTTTGTACTTCATACCCCACATATCTTTAACTCTCATACCATAAGTTCTTTTATGGTCATTAAAAGATATTTCTTTTGCTATTTCTCTAAAGATGTAAGAAAGTTTTATAAATCCAGGTCTGTCTGCCATTTTCCACTCTGTCATTTGTGCTTTGACATTTGTGGTATTGCCTTGAACATCACCTACCTCATCTATAACAGAAACAATTTGACGATTCATTTCTTCATCATCAATTATTGAAGTGTAGATTAAATGTTCTTGATTAGTTGTTACTTTTTGACCGTGTACTTTTATCATCAATTGACCTCATAATTTTATTCATCACTACCACTCGTAGGGTTATATCGTTTACTATCAGTATGAAAAGTTAAACTTGTTGTAAATCCAAAATCATCATCACCGTCAGCTGATGTAGGATTTGGAACCACAATAATTCTTTCTTCTCTTGTTAATGGACTTTCTGTATCTGTACCAAGGTCAGATTGAACAGTTTTAATAACACCTTGATTGGTCATTGGACCATATAGATATGTCTTAGCAGTAAAACTTAATGTGTAAATTACTGCTCGTCTTTGTGTAAATTCACCATTGTATGTGTCTTCATAATTTACACTATTTAAAATAATTGGTACATCTCTTTTTATATCTAACTCAGGTACCATGTTCATAGTTACAGTATATTCTGGTTGAAAGAATGGTAAAATTTGTTCTATGATTTGTAAACCATTTTCAGCAGTTGCTGTAAAAGAGTATAAGTTAAAATTAATATTATATGGAACAGGTGTATAATTGTATTCCATTTTTTTGCCATCTTCGCCAGATTTTACTCTGATAAGTTTTTGCATTTTATTAATTTTTCTAGTAGCGTCATAAGACAAACCAGTAATTTCAAATCCCATTCTAGGTAATGTAACAGCAACCTCTCTGTCCTCTGATAAATTAGCTTGTTGTTCTAACCTTACTAAAAATTTTTCTTTTGGTGCATACGCCAATGGCACTCTTAATCTTTTTGTGATTGCACCTGTACTACTAGTGTTTTGAATTATTACATTATTAAATATTTGACCAAATGCAATAGTTAACTTTCTTAATCCTTCGTTATAAAAATGAGTTCCAAACATTATTCGTCAACCTCTCCAAATGGATTTCTTTCTGTAAAGTCTAATATATCATCTGATAAATCACCAACAGTATCATAACCTGCTTCAGTATTTAAGTCTAAGTTACTTGCATATGGCGATTGTGTTTGTATGTTAGCAGCCACATATGTTTCTTGCATTAACAACGCTGGTTGACCTGTAGAATAATCGTGATAATCTTCTAACATAATTGAACCTGCACCTGTCAATACCTCTTGACCATACTCTAAAGTTAATTTGTGTTGTAATTGGTCTAGTGTATATTTGTCTTCTACTTGGTCTAGTAATTCATTACCAGTATTAATTTGTTCGTTAGCATATTCCCAACGAGTTACTTTTAATTTGTAAACAGGTAAGTTACCAAGTTGATAGAATGGCTCTTGGTCTTCTACGAATTGTATTTCAAAGTATGAGTTTAGTAAAGGTACAAAAACTATATCACCCTCATTAGGACGACCAGTTGCTGTTAGTGTTGCTTTACTACCTACATGGTCTTCAAATCTTCTCTTAGATAATACAAGTGTTGTATCATCTCTAATTTCTAAACCAAACTTATTGATGATTTCATTTTCGCCAGCAAATCCTTCAGTTGTTTCAAAGTACATTTCTAATAGATAAGAGTCGTCAAATCTACTTGATGTATCTTCTCCTAAAACTAAATCTCTATTAACAAGTGTACGAGGTAGATAGTAAATATCCTGTCCAAAAATCTTTAGACTTTCAATTATAATATCTTCGTGTAACCTCTTCTCAGAGTCATTACCAATACCTCTGCCGCCTTGGAAATAGTGATTTACTGCCATGATTTGTTACCCAATCATCATTGCTGGATTTAATTCAAAGGTACTTCTAATCTCTTGTTCTAACTTTTCAATGTCTTGTAAAGCCTCTGAATAAATTTGTCTTCCATTTAATGTAACTCCACCAATCATTGCTACACCATCAAATTTAGATAGGTTAGCACCCCATTGTTTTTTAAATAATGCTGTAACATATCTCTTTAGAAATATGTCATTGAATACATCTGTATGTACTGTAGGGTCCATTTTTCTGTATGCTTCAATTACGATATATTCACCTACTTGTAAATCATGTGTCCAATCCATGTCAATGTACAGTCTGTTGTCATGTTGATTAAATCTTATAGGTTTTTCACCTACTAAGATATGGTCTAGGAAGTCTAGGTGTCGTAATACAACATCATAGTTAATAACACTTGTAGATGAAAAATCATACAAGTCATTTAATCTCATTTGATATCTTACATCAAACAAATTCATATTAGACTTGTTTGAAAATGGAAATATATTGATTACTGATATCACACTTTCAGGTACAACGATAAAGTTATTACCTTCTTTCCATGTTGTAGTGACTGAATTCTTGGTAACCGATTCCGAAGAATCTGCCGTCATTCTAGTCTTATCAGCTTCTGTGTATTGATATTTTAGATACGCTCTTTGAATACCGTCATAGTGGTACTGTGCGAAATACTGTAATGCCTCGTCCAATCTATCTTCTAGTTGGTCGTCATCTGCGTTTATCTCAATGACAGGCTTACCTAACGCTCTCAAAGCATATTGTTTTAAGTTTTCTCTTGTTGCTGGTTCTGCCATAATTGTTTACCTTTTCTTGGTATATTTATAAGATTATTTAGACCAAGTCAAAAGATAAACTTAATCTGTCTTCATGCGTAAAATTTGACGGTACATAATGTACCAGCCATGATGGAAATATCAATAACTCGCCATTTTTAGGCTCATAATAGTAACCATCAGAAAAGTTATCTGTATCAAATTTTGCATTTCCCCATGAAAAACCATAATTAGGACTAGGGTGTACAAAAACAATGCCTGTATCTTTAGGCAAATCAATATAATACACACCTGAAAACAAACTATCTCTATGAGCATGTTGTTTATTATAATCTTTATGTCTGTTTATATTAAGCCATAATCTCGTCATTTGCACCTCATTTGACATTCTGTAAGATTTTCTTATCTCATCACCATGCAAATTTATTAAGTGTTTTAACTCTTGTAACTCTGTATGGTTAGATATATCTGTGCTTTGATAACCACCAACATTGCTCATATTTCTATTGTCAGAATTATTTTCTATTTGGTATGATAAATTTTTTAACTTATCATTATCTAAATTAAGATTTTTACTTAATACAAAATTTTTAAACAGATTATTTATTTTCATTTAATAACAGGAAATAAATTGTCTTCACAAAACAACTTAATATCATCTTCTGGCAACCCTAATCTTTCCATAACCTTAGGTGTATGAGGGTTTTGTTGTTGGTGTTCACAATAATAGTTTTGTGCCTTAATAACATCCTCTTTCTCAGCTTCATTATGATGATTTCTAATTTTGTCAATATAATTAGCCAGATTGGACACAGCCATTGTACATATCTGATTTAATTCTTTTTCATCTTGTACATTGCCAGCAGCTATCATGCCTCCCGAAAAGATAGCTTTTGCCCAATCTGGTAACTCTCTCTCTTTACTTGGTTTATACCATCTTACTTCTTCTTTAAACCATTCTGTTAAAGGATGCTCTTTTTGTAATAAGGGACTAAAATCGTGAAACGCACCAGTAACTTTATTTTTACCTGCAATTATATCAAAACCGTATATTGGTCCACCATTTGTTAATTCTGGAAACAAACACACATGAGCCATCCATAAACCTTTTGTATCTCTAGCGTCAACAACATCTACATGAGCTCTTCTAATATACTCATTCTTCCATGTTCTATTTGTCCAACCAGGTTTGTTAAATCTTTCCATGCCTGGTTCTTTATATTCTATTAACTTTTTATTTAATAGCTGTATTGTTTCTTGTTCCCAATTAATCAGTCTTTCCCAAATCATGGAGCTCCTTCATTTCTTTAAATAAATTAGTTGCACTTTGAAAACAAAACTTAGCTTCAGGAAGTACAGAATGTTCATATACATTTAAATATGTGTTAATTGTTTCTTTGACTATTCTTCTATAGTCGCCAACTTCTTTATGTTTAAACTTATAATATCTATTAGGTCCAGGTGTTTTTTTCATTATCATTTGACCACCAGATAAATCTCCCATATGTCGAACATATATGTGAGCATATAATTTCATAGCCTCATCTTGTATGGATTCTATATGATTAATATACTCTTTTGTGCTTTCTGTAATTTCAGGTTTTTCTATACCAAATGAATTAAAATCATATAAAATATGTTCAGCTCTTAATAATCCTGGTGTATCTCTGAATAAAGAATTGTGTAATCCGTATTTCTCTAACACACTATAACATTGAAACTGATTATATAAGTATGTTGCATAAAGTTTATGGTCTATATTACCTGACATTAAGATACGAACAAAGTCTTGTCGCTCTGCGTCTTTATGGTGTTGCATTGTCAATTCTTTTATATCTAACATTATTTTATCTCTAATTCATATTCTTTTGCACCAAATTTACCTTTAACAAAATAGTTAAACGCTAAAGAATATCTTGGTTGATTTGATAGGTTTTTTCTTATTTTATGCATTAAATGTGAAGGAAATAATAATATATCTCCTTTTTTTACATTGAAATCTTGTAAGTCTTCATTGATATAATTTTGTTTATTATATTCGAGATTTATTGAAGAGTGAAATAAATTTACATGACTACTCATTCTTTGAAAAACTATATTACCAGAATTTTCTGGCACATCAATATAATAAACACCACTAATTAAACTACTACCATGGTAATGTGGTTGACACCAATCTCCGGGGTCATGCCTAGTAGCCCATGAGTTTAACATATAAAAGTCTGCATTGTCTTTTACATCTAAAAATTTTTTTGTATAGTTTTCTACATGTAAATCAATTTCTTTTTTTAATTCTGATAGTCTGGTATCATTAATTAAATATCTATCAATAGATATAAAACCATTATCTGTTGCCATTCTTTCATAAGTAACATTTTTAATATACTTTATACCATCTTCATCAAAAGAAAAGTTATTTTCATATACAGGCGTTGGCCAAAGATTGTGTATTTTAAATTCAGCCATTTTTATTTTTAAACCCACTAGGTAATCCTAACTCGGGTCTACCATCATATAAATTATCTTCATCTTCAGCTTTATTATAATGTAAAAATACTTGACCATTATTTACACCCTCAAAAGGCAATCGCCAATGGTCTAATCTTTCACCTCTGTAAATTAACATATCACCTGGTTTTAAAGGTGCTTTATGAGTTTCTAAATTGTCTGAAGCCACAAATATAGGCCAAGCATAGTCTTGTTGCTCTTCTTTACTTAAATTAGATATATCATATCCTAAACAAATTGTTGTTGATATATCACAAGATTTTCTATCTCGGTGTTTTTTTAAATCATCACCATGCTTATACAATCTATGATAAGAATAAGTAGGTATTAATTTCATACCTGTTAACTCTTCCATTTTAGGCAATAGTGTTAAATTTAATGTATCAAATATTAAATCACCATAACAACTATATGTACCTGGAGATTGAATATCTTGAAAATCTCCAAACACTAGATTGTCCATATCATTTACAAAAAACTTATCTTGTACTTCCTTATCCTGTTGTTCAAAAAATATTAATCTTCTTGTTGCTAATTTTTGGTAATAATATAACATATGGCAAATATCTGCACTAATAGCATTCTCAACCATGATGTAGTGATTTTCTTGAAAATATTTTTGAGTATCCATTATCTAAAAGGCCTTCCTGTTATCCATAAAACTAAAGAGTATCTTGTTCCTTTAGTTACAGGTGTTACTTGATGATGTAAGAATGACGGAAAAACTATGATAGAACCTTGTGGTTTAATTTCAGTACACTCTTTGTATCTTTCTCCATCTGTACTATGTGGACCATAATCAAAATTTAATAATCCACCTTCATAATCTCCTGGTTCATTTAGATTAACTGTCACGCTTAGTTTTCTAACTTTACCTACATTGTGTGATTCGGCAGTATGACCTTTGATAGGTGTTAAACCTTGACCATTGACACCAGGATAATATCTTTTATATGCTGATTTATGACAACCAGAACCGTCTGAATGCCAGCCATAGAATTGATTTAATCCGTATTTTGTAAATTGAAAAGACTCAGCGTTTTCAATATCAAAGTTCCAACCTGATATATGATTAGCTGTATGAACATGAGGCATAACAAGGTCATAAATCCAATTATGATTTAACCATGAAATTTCACTATCTCTTATATAATAATCTTCGTCTTTTTTATTTTCGTGTGTGTCATAATTCAATGCTTTAGCATTAGGCATATTTTGTTTTTCTTTATTGCCTGCCGTAACGCCAAAAGTATCAATACCGTTTTTTCTATTTTCTTCTATCTTTGCTTTTCCAAGCTCGATAATCTTATTACAGTTTTCTTTTGTTAAAGCTGATTGTATGTAAATGTAATTATGATTTAGTTCCATTGTTCATCACCTTGTTTTCTATATGAGCAGCTAAGTCGTTTAGTCTATCTAAATCTAAACCAAATGCTAAGTGAGGAATCCTAAGAACTTTACCATCATCTATTTTTACTTGTTTAAAACCTTGATGATGATATTGAATTTTAGTTGAAAAATCATGTGTCAATTCATGCCACTTACCATCTTCTACTTTTTGATACTCATACTCTTCTAACTCAAACTTGGTTTTTAATTCATTAATAATAAGAGGTGCTGGTACACCTTGTCTTTCTTCTAAAATTTTAATGAACTCTGTTACTATTTTTTTATCAGCGTCTGAAATGGCACCATAATCATAGTTGGCCTCCATTTGAACATCATCACGCATTAGACCTTTATCAAACATATTATATTCTCCTTCTAATTATTTATATCAACAAAATTATAGTATCCTGCCAAGATGTATCTTGGTTTATTTTCAGGACATATTTGCCCTCTATGTGTATGTGTAAAGTAAGAGGGAAAAATTGTTATTTTACCTTTCTCTGAAAGTATAGTTTCACCATTATAAAATTCAGTACCACAATTATGGTCACTTAAATATATTATGACATTTAAAATTCTATGTGAGTTTCTTATACTATGTTCAGAATGCCATCTGTCATAACTTTTACCAGGATTATACTTTTTAAACCTTAAATTAGTTAATTGCCAAAAACTACCTGTATAATCAATTTCAGGATACATTTGTTTGTACATATCCGTCAAAACAGGTAATCTTTTATTTAAGATAGCACTTAAAGGATTATCAGTAGATTTTAAAAAGTTAATATCATACTTTTCATAATTTAAATGTTTATCTTCACCAGGCGTAGATATACTATCATATTGTTTAATGATAGAATTACATTCCTCTTGTGTGAGAAAACCGTTTACAGTTAAGTTGAAATTTTTATTTTGCATATCATAATATAATTATCTGTTAGTAAGAAAGAATTACTATTCCAGAACCTCCACTTGAACCTTGTCCTGACATAGGTTGCGAACCACTTGAGCCACCTCCGCCGCCGCCTCTGTTTGCGACACCATCACCACCTCGGCCAGAACCGGAACCACCTCCGCCTCCGCCTTGTTGCTGAGAACCTGAACCACCTGTACGAGCAGGACTCCAACCACCTCTGCCACCACCTGAATAATAAACAGATGAACCTGAGATTGAGTAAGCACGGCCAATACCGCCTTGTTTTCCTGCTTCTGCACCTTGACCAGCTGCACCGGCACCGCCGCCGCCACCGCCTGCGTGTTGGTCCATAGGAGGACCGCCTCGTCCACCACCATTACCAAATCCGTATGAACCTGAGTCCATAGGTTGACTTGGTTGAATTGCGTTTCCGCCGATTGAACCTGCATTATCTGAAGCCGCACCACCTGAACCGCCTGGTGTTCCTGGATGGTCGTCACCCCAACCTGCACCGCCACCGATAGCAGTTAAATTTCCGAATGTTGTGTTGTAACCTCTACCTGAACCTTCGGCTGTTGAACCTGGATTTGGATAAGTTGTTGAACCTGAAGGCATACCTGCACCAACATTTAAAGAAACATTGCCGCCTGGTGTTACAGGAAATCCTGGTCTGTAAATCAAACCGCCGGCACCACCGCCGCCACCTTGTCCTGGACCACCTGAACCTCCACCTGCAACAACTAATACATCAACTGAACTAACACCAGTTGGTACTGCAAAAGTTTGAGAACCTGTAGATGTGTATGATGTAACAGTTGGAGCATTTACTGTAATTGTAAAAGTCCTATCTGTTGTTGCGTTTGGTGTAGTAGCTCTTACTGTAAACGGTGAAGTTGTATTTGAACCAACTGCGTTTGCCGTTCCTGTGATAGCTGCGTTTGTAGTGTTGAATGATAAACCACTTGATAAACTACCAGCAGTTATTGAATAAGTTATTGTATCACCCTCAGCGTCAGTAGCAGCCGCCGGTGATAAACTTGGTGTAGCGCCTCTAGCACTATCGTATAAAGTACCTAATGTACCTGCAGCTGTAGCAAATACCGGTGCATTATCACCTATGATAGCACCACTTAAAGTTGCAGCTAATCCTGAACCGTTTGTAACTCTGATTGTGTAAGGGTCATTAGTTGTGTTGAATGAACTTCTAGCAATGGTAACTGTAATTAAGTTTGCACTATTTCTTGTTGTAGTCAGAGCGTTTAAAGTAGTACCACCATTTTCTGGTTCAAATGTTACGGATGCACCAGTTGTATCAAATAGAGAACCTTTGACTTCAATTGTTGCATTACCACCATCGCCAACACCTACTACAGCAGATGTTACATCACTACCACCGTCAAGCGTAATACTTGTAATTGTTGGTGGTGAGTCAATAGGTTTCCAGTCAGTACCGTCATAATACTCCATCAAATTTGTTGTAGTATTAAATCTTATTTTACCAGCGCCGTCAACTCTTTGAGCGGTTGTACCACTACTTATTGTTTCGGCGTCTGTACCTGTAAATCTTCTATTTTTACCTGTAAAATCTCTTAAATCGCTCATACTTTTATTTATCCCTTAATACTATTAGATGTTATTTGTTAACTTCCATCCATAAGTTGAACCTGTGTAAACTAGTTGTATACCAGCATCCTCTGTTGAAACAGTCATATCTGCTGTTTGTCCCATAATTTTTAAACTATTTCTAGCAATTGTTAAATTGTTTGTGTCAAATGTTCCCGCTAAGTCAACAAATGAAACTTGGTCACCTGTTTGAGGTGAAGCAGGAAGTGTTGCCGTTACAGCACCACCAGATGTATCTACAAAATATCTATCATTGGCAGCCACCGTTGCGTCTGAGGACATTGAAGCCCATGGATTACCACCACCTAAACCTGTCCATTGTGTTCCGTTATAACCTTCCCATGTTACTAGAGTTGAGTTATATCTAATACCACCAGTTTTTAAATCGCCGCCTGTGGGTCTTTGTGCTGTTGTACCTGTTGGTGGAACAAGATGTCCTGTTCCCATTTGGTCTCTTTGTGTATAACCTACAACAGCTCTTTCTGTTGGAACTGCCGAGTTACTATCATTACTAAATGTTTCGTCTGTACTAAATTCGTTAATTGTTGCACCTAACTCAGCACCAATAGAACCAAGTTGTAACTGCGATAGACCTGAAAGGTCAAATGCGTCTGCGTTTAGTGTTGCAACACCTGTTGATTGTTCAATTCTGAATAAGTCACCAACTCTAAAGTCACCTTTTTGGTCTGTAGATGAGAAGTAAACACGACCACCATTTGTTTCTGTAACTTCTCTTTCTTGATTTGGTGGCTGAGTTTCGCCAGCAGGATAGTTAGTAGTTACAAAATCGCCAGTACCAATATCTAGGAAGTCATGTCCTGTTAAACGAACATTTGAAAAGTTTTGTGTAATAGAACCTGATTCGTTGTCTGCAATTGCTCTTCCTGTAGTAACACTTTCTGTTAATCTGATAAGTGCTGTTTCGGCACTTGTATTTGTTTCTGATACAGCTGAAATTCTGTAATATTTAGCAGTGTCTCCAGCAAATACAACATTTGAACCTACTGTAATAGCAGTCGCTGAAGATAACGCTGAACCATCTACTCTAATCAAAGGTCCTTCTTGACCTGTTTGAGCAGCTGAACTATCACCAAAACTATCTGATAGTGTTAATTGATAAGTTGAACTATCATCTTTTGTAACTGTACAAACTTCACCTTGTGTAAAGTTACCACTTCTACTTTCAATGTGTAGATAATCTAATGATATGTTAACTCTTGAAACTGTAGCAGTAGCACCTGAAGTCACACCTACTATAGTAGCAGCTGTTGGTGTACCAGATGTTGTTACTGTATCTGCAACATCACTTTCTGTAGCAGCACCAATAAATCCAGCAGTTGCATATTTTAACATCTCTCCACGAGCTGCAACTGTAACTGCAGCTTCTGAAGCTAATGTTCCGTCTGCCTCTGCACCATATTCACCGTAACCAGATGAACAGTTTAAACCTCTAATAAATCCACCCGACTGAGCGTAGAATGATTTATCGCAATAATAAGTAAAGACAGACACCATCTCACCACGACCACCACCTAATGCATGAACACCACGACCATCAGAGTTAATTTGTGTATAGTCATTACATAGAATTGATTTGTTACCCGATTGATGAATTAATCCGTCAATTTGAACACCTGTTGCACCAGCATTTACAGATGAACAGTTTTGAACATAAGGCGAAGCAGTTGTAATTGAACCACTAGGGTCTAGTGATACAACGGCAGCTTTTCCGGTTGCACCGGCACCTGGTGTTCCTGTTAAACCTTTCATTGTCATTTGGACAATGTTTGTTTGGTTATTACATAAGAACATATTTGAAGCGTCATTATTTTCTAATGATGTAACTGTACATACTAAATCACCACCAGTTGGATTTCCTATTGTACCTGCTGGTATTGTAATTGTATCATTTACAACAAATCCTGTACCACCATGATATAGTGTAACTGTAGGCGCACTTGAACCGTCTTGAACAACATTTACAATAAATGAACTTGCGATACCATTTGTTGATGATGTTGTTGTACCGTGAGCATAGTTATATGTTCCAGCAGTACCGGCCGTTCCGCCTGATATTGAAAATGTTTTTACTTGATGTCCTGTACTTGTAGCAGGTCTAACTTCAGTACCTCTTAAACTTTCACCTTGAACTGTAACTCCAGCTGGAACTCTTAAAGGTAATGTTTCTCTGTAAACTCCGTTTTTAACATAAACAACATCACCGATTGAAGCAGACACAACTGTGATAGTAATATTTGACATACCACCACCTTGAACTGTACTTCCGTCTGGAGCAATGTTACCAAAAGTAACGACATCACCAGCTGCATGTCCTGTACCACCGTCTGTTATGACAACTGTAGGTGTTGATGAACCATCTAATATCACTCTAATTGTTGCACCTGTACCTGAACCGTCTGTAGCAGTTTGAGATAAGTCATAAGTTGCCGGAGTACCACCTGTACCACCTGTAATTGTATTGAAATCTGTAATATCGCCTGAAGTTGCTTGACCTAATGCGTGATAAAGTGTTTTGAAAGGTAAGTATTGAGTACCTGGATTTGAATCTGAACCAGAGTTAGCAACATAATAAACATTTTTACCTTCAGCATTTGACCATTGAGGGTCGGTACCATCTGTAGTTAAAACTGAACCTGAAACACCAATCGGCAATCTAGTTGATTGTGTGGCGTCCTGAATAATCATGTCACCTCTATTGGTTAATACAGCACCTGTATCACCTTGAGCTAACAATTGCCAAACTGTACCATCCGAACCTGGCGTTACATTTGTTTGTAAGTCTTTTAACATTATGTAACTTGAAGAAACATATCTAACAACTTCACCAATAAAATATTGTTGTGTAGAATCGTATGTTCCTTGGTTTTTAAAACCTTCTAAAAGTAAATCCCAATTAGTTGAGTTTACTAGATAATCGCCACTTTGTAAAGTTACAGGTCTTTGGTTTTGATTATTAGTTTTAGCTACATAAACATTACCACCATAGTTTACAACTTCACCAGTTTTGTATGGGTTACCGTATGTGAAACCACCCACATTTGAATATCCTGTTGAGAACACATCCCAATAAGAATTATCAGTAGGAGTTTGACCTGAAGCTTCTTCATCATTTACATAAATGTATGAATAACCACCATAAGTTACAATGTCGCCTTTTGAGTAAACTGTAGAAGCGTTGTAACTGTCTTCAAATTCTTGTCCTTGAAGGTAAACTGAAACAACTGATTGGTCAAAACCATCTGTTGATGAGGCTGATGTGTGAGCTGTATCTACTTTATATAAGTATGCACCAAATTTAAATACATCATTTACTTTGTAATATGTGTCAACTGTCCATTCACCTTTATAATCAGTAGTATCAATATATAATTCAAAGTTTGAACCATTGAGAATTGCAACACCACCAACAACAGAAGCTGAAGTGTGACCAGTTGTACATCTATATTGTCTTGCGCCATACTTAACTAGGTCATTAAGTTTGTACCAAGTATCGGCCGCATATGTGCCTTTAAAATATAATGATTCTGCTTGTAAAGACCAATAAGCAGTATATGTTCCTGGACTTGTATAAAAACTTGTTTCTGCTGAAGGAGATGTGTGATTTTGAATACAGACATATGTATTACCACCGTACTTAATGACATCATCAATTAAGTAAGCAGTATCGACAGCCCAATCGCCTCTCCATTTAAATTTAATTCTACCTAGTTTAAAATCTGCCATGTTTTACCTTTTAATATTACTATTTATACAAGTTATACAGCTGATTGCCAAGATGTTGTCGCTACAGGATATGTAGAACCCTCTGCCGTGGCGAAATCATCCGTTGTTAAAGCTGTTGTTCCTCTACTTTTGTTTTCCCTTTTTACAAAGTAACCATTATCGTCAATATAATATGTTGCGTCACCATCTTCAAATACATATTGATGATATTTGTCACTTGTATTGTTTTTATATTCTTTATTTACATAACCTACTGCGACTTGTGAACCATTAAAAGGAGCTACTTTAAAAGTAACCACACTTGACGCATAAGTCCAAACTTCGTCTATGGGTTGTTTTACACCATTTAGAAATACAGCAATTCTTGTACCATCTAAAACTGGTGTTGTTAATGTAAATGCTACAGTAGAATTATCTCCTGTAAAATATTGTGTACCAGATTGTAATTTTGTTATTTCATCCGTGTAATCTACTTTAGATGGCAACTGTCTGTTACCATTTTTATCAGTAGGAGAACCACCATCAAAGTCAATACTATCTGTACTATCTTTATCAACTTTTGTATAGTATAAAAGTCCTTCAGTTGTTCTTCTAAGAGCGTGAAAACCCTCTTTATTTTGTTGACTTTCTGGAACTACATATCCTAAAGTTGCCATTAACTAATCTCCAATATACTTGCATATGCTTCCACATCTACAGACGAACTATCTGGATTTGGGTCGGCATATATTCTTAATATATCTGAACTTTCAATGTTAATAGGTTTATCTAAAACAAGAGTGTTGTTTGCTGGGACTTCTAAACTTCTACCTACATGTCTAAATGTAGAACCACCATCTATTGTAACTTTAACATTTACTTTAGCTGAATTTGTTGCACTTAGATTTGAAATATAGATAGCATGAATAACGGCAGTTACACTACCACCAGCAGTGTACATATTACCTGTTGCGTCATCTAAAACACCAACATCAAGTCCTGCATTTTTAAAACTACTCGCCATTTATTATCCCCCGAATACTATAGCATACGCTAATGCGTCACCATCCATAGCAACTGTACCTGATTGATTAGGTAATGTTATTGTTCTATCAGCAGTTGGTTCTGCAACTGTTAAAAAAGTTTCGTATGAGTTTGCTAAATTACCTTCAAATACTAATTGAGCACCTTGGTCTAAAACTAAATTAGTTATAGTAGTAGCACCATTTGTCATCACATCTTGTAATGTTACTGAACCAGCACCACCAACTTCTTTTACAGCATTAGCACTTGTCTTGGTATAAAACTTACCGTCTGTTACATTGAGTGCTAATTCACCGACTTCTAAAGAGCCGGCTGATGGTACGGCTAATGCCGTTTCACTTCTTTTTGGTTTTATTACCGTTGACATTATTTATTGTGTTTTCTAATCTGTTTGATAAGTTTATCTTTAGTAAGTCTTTTGTCTAACTCTATGCCTAGTTTTCTACCTAGTTTTTCTAACTCTGATTTTGTTTGTGTCTTTAAATGTTTTAAATCTGTTTTTACTTCGTTTTTTAAAACCAATGGTTTTTTAAAACCTGGCATACCTGTAATCCAAAAATCAATAATTCTATTCCATAATTTTTTCATTAGAATGAACCTCCGTCAATTGTAGTAATAGCCACATCACCTGATGTAACTGTAAAATTAGAATTTGTGAATGAAGCAACACCAATATTTGATGTACTTGCTAATTCACCAGCAATCGTAAGTGTTTGTCCTGAAGCAACTGTATTTATTCCTTCGCCAGCTAAGAACTCCATAGGAGTACCGATTGTAGTATTACCTTGTGTAGAACTTTCATCTGTAAAGACAAAGTTTTCTATTTTTGCACCGTCAATACTACCTGCCAACATGGCGTTAGTAATACCTAATGCTTTAACTCTTAATGCGTCTGCGTTTACTTCAATTGAAGAGTCATCTACTTCTACATCTAACTGATTACCAGTTTTTGACATAGCAGCGC